TTAGTCTGCGATGTTTTAGGCCTTGATGAATATAGCGAAGAAGCAATGGATAAGGCGATGGATTACTGCGAGATAGCAGATAATACCGTCTCCTTCCACTTCCGTGACGGCCACTTCGAAGAAAGGCACTACGAAGAAAAGAAACGGGGCACGCCCTGGAGCAAGGAACGTCGCAAGAAAGCCTTAAAAGGCATGAAAGAATACTGGAGCGATCCTGAGCACCGCAAAGAAGCAAGCGAGCGCATGAAGAAAATAAGGAAGGAGAAAAAATGGTCAAGTCAGTAACAACAATACCGGCCAAGATAAATAAAAAGACGGCTATGCCCATTGACTCTCCGAGGAAAAGACGAGTCGCTGCTTATGCCCGTGTCTCCACCGACAGCGAAGAACAAGCAACAAGCTATGAAGCTCAGGTCGACTATTACACTAACTACATCAAAAATCGAAAAGACTGGGATTTTGTCAGGGTTTATGCTGATGAGGGCATTACAGGAACGAACACCAAAGACCGTGTCGAGTTTAAGGCTATGATTAACGATGCCTTAGACGGAAAGATTGACCTTATCATCACAAAATCGGTCAGCCGTTTTGCAAGAAATACCGTCGACACTTTAACGACCGTGAGGAAGCTTAAAGAGAAAAACATCGAGGTCTGGTTTGAAAAAGAAAACATTCAAACGCTCGATTCAAAAGGAGAGCTTCTCATTACGATCATGTCTTCTCTTGCCCAGGAAGAATCTAGGTCCATCTCTGAAAACTGCACCTGGGGACAAAGGAAGCGATTTGCAGATGGAAAAGTAACCGTGCCTTTTAGTCGCTTTTTAGGCTATGACCGAGGAGAGGACGGCAATCTCATCATCAATCCCGAAGAAGCAAAAAGCGTGAAGCTTTTATATGCTCTCTTCCTTGAAGGACGATCTTGCTACGGAGTTGCTAAAGAGCTGACGGCTCGAGGGATTAAAACGCCGGGCGGCAAAGATAAGTGGAGCGCACAAAGTGTTAAATCAATCCTGACCAACGAAAAATACAAGGGTGATGCCCTTTTGCAGAAGTCTTTCACCGTCGACTTTTTAACCAAGAAGAAAAAGAAAAATGAAGGTGAAATCCCTCAGTACTATGTGAAGAATAATCACGAAGCGATCATTGAGCCTGAAACTTGGGATTTCGTTCAAACGCTCCTTGTGCATGATTACAGGAAATCAAAGAACAGCGTATCCATCTTTTCAGGGAAGCTAAAATGCGAAGACTGCGGAGACTGGTACGGTTCTAAGCTCTGGCATTCCACCAGCAAATATAAGCGCACAATCTGGCAGTGCAACAGCAAGTTTAAAGAAAAATGTCAAACCCCGCACTTTACCGAGGATGAAATCAAAGACGCCTTTATGAACGCCGTGAATATTTTGATGAAAGATCGTGAGCAGATACAAGCGAACTTTCAAGCCATAGAAACCATCGCCTACAGCACAAAAGAGCTGGAGATTGAGCGTGACAAGCTCTATGCGGAAATGGAGTCCATCTCAAATCTCATGGAACAGGCCATTCAAAATAACGCCAGAGTGGCCTTAGACCAGGAAAAGTACAATCAGGAATTTGACGAGATGACTGAGCGTTTTAACGGTGTGAAGAAAAAATATGATGCCATCAATGAGAAGATCGAAGACAAGAAAACCCGGCACATTCAGGCCGGGCGATTTATAAAAACTCTACTAACCGAAGACGAGACGGCAACTTTCAGCCCGCTTCTCTGGCAAAGTTTGCTTGATTATGCCACTGTTTCAAGNGATGGAANGCTGACCTTTGTNTTCAGAAACGGGATGGAGATTAAAAACCCTACAGACTAATACCAAGCCGACATGCCATTTTCAGGAATTTGACCGCTATTAAGTTTCTCTCTGATGTTACTCATTGCGTGAGATGCGTAGTAATAGTACTCTTCATCATGAGTTGGACGAGGCAGTTCATCCTCTGTCAGCTCGGGCAATCCTTCCTCTTTGCGTGATGCATTTATTGCTTCTCTCAAGTCATTCATACCTTCAACCGTAGCAACATGAACAGAATCTCTTTCTGCCGCTTTTTCGACCATAATCTTTTGTTGATCTGTATATACAGCAATAATTCCAGGATCAGAATCTCTATCATCTTCAGGGTGATATATATAAAGTATTTTGTTGTCAGTTTTTTCTAGTAACTCATAAGTTACCATACATTATTACCTTCTTATGGAATCTTACTCTCTCGAACTAAGCTTCATCCTCGTTCCTATAGGAATCTTAAGATATCTTTCAGTTTACTTATTCACTTTGATCTTCGAACCTTATTTTGCAACATTTCATACAAGAACGGCTTAATAGAATTCAGTATGATTGCCGTTGCTTTCTTCTCTTGCTTTATCGTTCGGAACCTCTTGTTAAACATATCCAGCATAAACTGATAGTCTTCTTCCGGTTTGTAATGATTATATTGAGTCGGCTTGAAAGCACCTATATCATACAAATGCCGTAGTAACTTCCTTGAAAAGAATTCTGATGATAAGGCAAGGAAGCTGTTATTTTCGATGGCGTGAAGCAAATTAAATAGCTGTTCTTTAACTGCCGTTTCCTCATTTAAGTCATCTCGCTCGAATTTTTTAATACACGAACTTCCTATTGGATAAAGCATGTTCCCATTTAGAGTGTTCCTTATTGTGAATAGGTAACGCAGGTTTTCTTTTCCACATACACAAGAGGACTCCAGCGTCTCGTCCTCCTCCCAGTCGAAAATCTCCCATTCAAGCACAGCACTTTCCCAGATTTTCGAATTTGAGTGATCAATGACACGTTGGATAAGATTCTGATAATATGCACTATTCCTATTTACTCTCATGAATCTCCTCCTGCTTGCTGATTACCTCATTTCGCGCGAATCCATGTTTGCACACCCCTAAAAACTTTTGAACACCCCTAAGCGACCGCTCTTTTGCAATCGTTAAATTGTATCAATTCCTGCATTATCATTTCGAAAACCCTATCTGTTGGCATTAATTCCAAAAGTTCACAGAATAAATTAGTGATATGTTTTGGCGTCAAGATAATACCAAGAGATTGTCCATCTCCACCTGAATAGGACATAAACTCTCCATAGAATCTACCAAGGTAATCTTCTCCATCTCTGTTATAACGGATGTTTTGGTAGACACGTTTTTGTAGAAACTCTGTGTAATGTTTTAAAGGTGTCTTTCCTAGAGTTTCATTTATTTCATAGATTAAAGTGTTGTCCTTTATAACTGAAAATTGACTCAATAGCTTGTCTTTTTTTACTTGCGGTGAGACATTTGCTCTGTTAAGGTTACTTTCAATTGCCTTATATATCTTTTGTCCATCAGTTGATCTTTCGTTAGTATCTCCAACTAAGCTATCAACCGAGAAGTTTCCATAGTCTGCTTCCCTTAAAGCTAACAAGATACCAGACACTATCAGAGGTTTGTCCTTATCTTGAATACTTCCATAATTTCTCAAGTCTTCATGAAGCTCTGCTGCATCCTTTAAGATTTCCTTTGTTTCTTTTTGTTCAGCAGTATCTTCTTTAAGGATTTCCTTTATATAGTATTCGTCAATATTATCTTCATTAAAAAGAATAAAGCCTTCTGTTTCAGGTAGTTCTTTATAGTTTTGGCGTTCGTCTACAAAGATAGGTGTAATTCTATGACGCTTTTCATTGCCTGATACACCAATAGCCAAAATCTTTTTATATGAAGTGTTCTTTGCAAGATGCTTACCATAGTACAAAGCTCCATTTATAGCATAATCACAAACTGCTGTTGTCTCTTCAGAAATCAAGTCATCCTCTGTTCTTAGCTCATGATTGGACACAGAAACTTTGTTTTCAATAACAATTAAAAAGTCTTTTACGACACCAGTATATTCAGGATAGCCAATGTTTCCTGTACCTCTTTTTGAAGCTGTTTTTAATGCTTCACTAATTTCTTTTATTGTTGAACCTTGTGGATCTAATTGAATATCCGCCTCTTTCAATAAATCATAAACCCAAAGATCTGTACTTTTTTCTCTCACTCTAATACTCATATTTTCTTCTCCAGTTTTGCATCACTTACATAACTCACAATATCCTCTACATCACAATTTAAAGCCCGACAGATTCGTTCTAGTTCATCCATACTGACAATTTGATTCTTGCCTAACTTTGCTAAGGTTGCGAGTACATACCTACTTCAAGCCTTAAATCCTCACGATGTATTTTTTTATCTTCTAGTAATTGCCAAAGTTTACTATAATCAAAAGCCATTTTAGCCTCTTTACTTTTACCTTTTACTTGTTAAAGATTATCATATCAAACAAAATCTATCTTATCAGTTGAGAATAACTAGAAAGTTTTCCTTAGATATAAAAAACACCTTTGATTGTAGATCAAAAGTGCTTCCTGTCATCATCTTCATTAAATCATCTTAAAGTGTAAGAAGGCTTCTTCTATTGCTTCTTCTATTTCTGGCGGACAATTTGGAACAACAGGATTTTCTTTCTTCGAAACATTGTAGTTTTTACCTACTTCCAAACCACATCTTTTTACCTGTGATATATAAAGATTTGATACTTTCATATTGTGCTTATTCAATGTATAGTCCTTGATTTCTTCATATGTAGCTTTGCTTTCAGAAGCTGTTGAGTCTAGCTCATCCATTTCTAGTTTCACTTCTATGTGTTAGTCGGCATCTAGTTTGGACAAAAGAACTACCGTCTCAACATGCAACGACCCCGTCGGATTGATGTCTGATAGCTTTTCCACTGTATTTTTACATTCTCCCACTATATTGGTAATGGGGAATAAGT